CCGGTGCGTCAGAAGGCCATCATCAAGTACGTCATCACCAACTTCCGTCTGGGCGAGCAGGAGGATGAGCCCGAGGTCGCTTCGCGGATGACGGTCACTCCCGGCCTGACCGCAAATGGCGAGCCTACGAGCAACTCTGCGGCTTCTATTGCCGTCTCCCTGATTGATGTCAATGACGACTTCGGCTTCTGTGTTGAGGTCGAGGGCGAGGGTGTGATCTTCTCGTGACGAAGGGGTTCCGACAGTGGCTTGATACCGTAAAGAAGCCGATCAAGGTTAAGTCTAAGTACAAGCTTCTTCACCTCACCTTCAAGAAGCCCAAGAAGGTCGTCAAGGAAGCGGCGAACCTACAAGATTTTCACAACAACCTGGCCAAGTTTGCGGCTGCTGCCCACGCCCAGAAAAAGCACGACCACTACCACAACCCGGTGCGGGCGCACGAAGACCATCTGAACAATCTTCATAATTCGTTGGACCGTCACTACCACGACGTTGATGATCTTCACGAGCAAGAACACCACGCCTTAGCAAAGTACACTGCCGAATCTACGCCCCTCAACCACGCTCTGATTAACTACCATCAGAACGGCATAAGTCGCCACGCGATGGACGAACACCTGTCTAATACGGTGACCCACCTGGATAGCGCGCTCAACAAGAAGCGAACCCCACATGACCTGCATGTCTATACCGGTATAGGATTTGATCCGCACCAGGTATTCAAACCGTCCAAGGCGCGCAATAAGTATCACGCTCACATGCCGGCTTACACCAGTACTAGCATTGATCCGCAACAGGCTCGCAGCTTTGCCATTAAAAAGTCACATCGCGCCAACATAATCAAGATACACGTTCCCAAGGGCAGCCGTGGTCTCTATATGGGCGAGAGCTTTGGTTATCCAGACGAGAAAGAGCTCGTCCTACCGCGCAATTGTAAGCTACGCATCCATCCGGTTCCTAGCTATCGTCGTATGAATGCCTCACATATTCAGGGTCGTACTGACGGTAAACCACACAAAGTACAGGTCTGGCACGCTAAATTAATACACGACGGTACTGAGAAGACCAGCCATTGGAAAGACCACCTGGATAATGAGTGATGACCCTAACAAGCGCGACCTAGCCAAGAAGTTTGACTTGACTGTGGTGAACGGCGATTTCAAAGCGCCAGCCGTCTACGATCCTCCTGATAAAGACTACGACATTGCCCGTCAGAGCGTGCATACCGCCAATGAAATGGCGGCCACGATGCTGCAGGAGCTGGCCGAGATCGCCAAGACCAGTCAGCATCCGCGCGCCTATGAGGTCTGGCTCCAGCTTTACAAGACCTACGTAGAGTCCAACAAGGACCTGCTCGAGCTACAACGCCAACGCCTGGAAGTCGAGAAGATGGGTCAGGTAGCACCGGAAGACAACCGAGCCGCCACCGTGACCAACAACAATTTATTCCTGACTACGGCCGAACTGGCCCAAATGCTCAAAGAAGCAGAAGACAAACGTGGCCCAACAAATATCACGCCCGAATAATTTCAAAGCATACAACGGTAACCAGCTTCTCAAAGGCTCCGGCGTCACCATTGAGTGGACGCCCGAGCTCCTCAAAGAATACACCCGCTGTAAGAAGGACCCGCTCTACTTTGTAGAGAACTACATGAAGGTGGTCCACGTTGATCTCGGTCTGATCCAGATCAAGTTGTATCCCTACCAGCGTGAGATGATCGAGAGTATGGCGTTCGGTCGCTTTACGATCGTCGCCACTGCCCGTCAGGCCGGTAAGACCACCGCCACCTGCGGCTTTATGCTCTGGTACCTCCTCTTCCACGAACACAAGACCATCGGAGTGCTGGCCAACAAGGAAGCCACCTCCATCGAAATCCTGAGCCGTGTCCAGCTGGCCTACATGCATTTGCCGAGCTGGCTGCAACAGGGTGTGGTCGAGTTCAACAAGAAGATGTTCGTGCTGGAGAACGGTTCCCGTATCCTGGCGGGCGCAACCTCCACCGACTCCATTCGTGGTTGGTCCTTGAACTGCCTGTTCATTGACGAGTGCGCTCACATCGAGCACTGGAACGAGTTCTACGCCTCCACCTACCCCACCATTTCTTCCGGTAAGACCACCAAGGTTATCCTGGTCTCCACACCGCTGGGTATGAATCACTTCTATCAGCTCTGGACCGAGGCCACCTGTAAGCCCAAGCGTAACGAGTTCCACCCTATCAAGGTCACCTGGCAACAGGTGCCCGGACGCGACGAGGCCTGGAGACAGACCACGCTGAGCTCTTTGGGCAACGACCCGGAGAAGTTCGCACAGGAAAACGAAGTCGAGTTCCTCGGCTCGAGTGGCACACTGATCGGCGGCTGGAAGCTCAAGGAGCTGCAGGGTACTCACAAAACACCAATCCACAAGAAGCAAGGCGTCTACCAGTACGTCAAGCCGATCCCTGGCCACATCTATACCCTGGTGGCCGATACCAGCCGTGGTAAGGGCCTGGACTACTCCGCCTTCCATATCATTGACGTAACACGGCTGCCCTACGAGCAGGTTTGCGTCTACCACAACCACTATGTGACGCCGATCGATTATGGCGACGTGATCTATCAGATGGCCAAGATGTACAATGATGCGCACGTGCTGATCGAGATCAACGACATTGGTCAACAGGTGGCCGAGTATGTCTACTACGAGTATGAATACGAGCATGTGATCTCCACCGTCAATCACGGACGGCTGGGCAAGAAAGTGTCTGGTGGCTTCGCACCCAATACCGATCGCGGTATCCGTACCACCAAGAACGTCAAGAGCATTGGCTGCTCCATTGCCAAGCTGCTGATCGAACAGAACCAGCTGCTGGTTAACGACCTAAATACTTATGTTGAGCTGACGACCTTCTCTAAGGATGGCGATTCGTTCGCCGCTGAGGACGGCAAGCACGACGACCTTGTGATGGGTCTTGTGTTGTTCGGCTGGTTGACAGACCAGAGCTACTTCAAGGAGCTCAACGACATCAATACTCTGGCCAAGTTGCGCGACCTCACTGAGGAACAAATGCGTAATGAGCTGCTAGACTTCAATGTGGTCGATGGCCGCGATGAGTATATTGAGCCCGATGCCGGGCCTGTTGTGATTGATATACCGCAGACACCAAGCTGGGCAAACGACGATTGGCATCGATAAAACGGCTAAACAGCCCATTTTCATAAATATGAGACAAAGAATAACCCCGTAAAGGAGAGCTCATAAAATGGTGCAGACGCCACTATCGCCAGCCATTATCACTAACGAATTTGACCTGACTGGTATTGTCACCTCGGTCTCTACAACCGATTGCGCCTTTTCGGGCATTTTCCGTTGGGGTCCGGTGGAGAAGGTGGTCATGATCTCCAGCGAAGGGCTGCTGGCGCATCGCTTTGGCACCCCCACCAACCTGAACCCGGAAACGTGGTTCACGGCGGCCAGCTTCCTGGCCTATGGCAACCGCCTGCACCTGGTGCGTGCGGCGGACACAACTGGCAACACCAAGCCAAAGAGCTTCGACGGTAACTCTACCAACTTTGCCATCGCGGGTGATGGTACCTTCCTACAGTGCAATAACACCACAGACCTTGCTGCGAGCATGCTGTTGTTCTATTCGAACAATGCCGCACTACCTGTTGGCGCGAGAATCATCTCGGTCAACTCTACGGGTGTGGTACTATCTGACTCCGCTTCGGCCAACGTGGAAGACGTTGAGGTTATCTTCCGTGACCGTATTACCTTCACTGCCGGTGCGCTGCAGAGCGACCTGGACTATGACGAAACCGATGTTGCCGACTGGGACAACCTGGTTGTTAAGAATGACGACCACTACACCTCACGTGAAGCTGAGGGCGACACCTTCGATGTGGCCGCGCTGTATGTGGCCCGCTATCCGGGTGAAATCGGTAACTCGCTCCGCGTCTCGGTTTGCGACACCTACAACCAGTTCAAGAGCAACACCTCGCTCCACACCAACTCCTCGATCAATGCTGCCGCATCGCTGATCCAGGGCAACGTGGGCTCGAACGTGCTGAGCGTCACCGTTACTCCGGCCGCAACCACCAACGGTGCGCAGTCGGCAGTGGCCAACGCTACGGCCGGATCGCTGCATGCCTCGCTTTCGGTCGGCGACCTGATCGAAGTTGGCAACACCCGCCTGGGTCTTCAGTTCCTGAAGGTCACCGCGCTGGGTACCGTGACCAACACGGCCAATGTCTACTCGTTCACCATTACCTGCGACGACGAGCTGAAGCTGGCGGCCAATGCTCAGAACAACAACCTGGTACGCTACTGGGAGTTCTACAACTCGGTGGAAACGCCTCCGGAGCAGTCGGACTGGGTTCTTGCCAATGGCAACACCTCGGCCAATGACGAGCTGCACGTTGTGGTGGTTGACGAGGACGGTAAGTTCTCCGGTTCTCCGGGCACCATCCTGGAAACCTATCGCAACCTGAGCCGTGCCACCGACGCGCGCACGGACGAAGGTCTGACCAACTACTACAAGGACGTGATCAACCAGAAGAGCGAATACATCTGGTGGGCCAACGACCGTACCACGGCAGTCAGCAACACCGCCGCGCTGATCACCAGCTCGACGGCATCCAAGCCGCTCAACATGAACCTGATTGGTGGTGTGGATGGCTATGACGAAATCAACGTGCCGCTGGCCACACTGACCTTCGGTTATGACTTCTTCCGCTCTCAGGAAGACCTGGCCGACATTGCGTTGGTTCTGCAGGGTAAGGCGCGCGGTGACGCGGTTAGCCACTACACCCAGCTGGGCAACTACATTGTGGACCAGATCACGGAAGCCCGAAAGGACTGCGTGGCCTTCCTGAGCCCGCATCTTGACGACGTGGTGTTCAACCGCCACGAAGAAGTCAATGACACGGTAGAGTGGATCACGGCTTGCCGCGACAGCTCTTACTATGTGGCTGACTCCGGCTACAAGTACATGTACGACCGCTACAATGACGTGTACCGTTGGGTTCCGCTCAATGGTGACATCGCCGGTCTGTGCGTGCGTACCGATGCGACGACCGATCCTTGGTTCTCGCCTGCCGGTATCAACCGTGGCCAGCTGAAGAACGTAATCCGTCTGGCCTGGAACCCTCGCCAGGCAGAGCGTGACACGCTGTTCAAGAACAACATCAACCCTGTGATCCAGAAGCAAGGCTCCGGCTTTGTGCTGTATGGTGATAAGACCGGCCTGAAGAAACAGTCCGCCTTTGACGCCATCGGCGTGCGCCGCATGTTCATCGTGCTGCGTAAGTCCATTGCACGTGCCTCTGAAGCCCAGATGTTCGAGTTTAACGACGCCTTCACCCAGGCCAGCTTCAAGAATATGGTGACCCCATATCTCCGTGAAGTACAAGGTCGCCGTGGTATCCAGGAGTTTGTGGTGGTCTGCGACGACTCCAACAACACCCCGCAGGTTATTGATGCCAACCAGTTTGTTGGTGACATCTACATCAAACCTGCTCGTTCCATCCGTTGGATGATCCTGAACTTCATCGCGGTTCCCACAGGCGTGACATTCAGTGAGGTCATCAGAACGTTCTAATGGTGAAGAAAACAGCAGTCGAGCACTACGCCGCTCTTATTAGCCGTCAAGCCAAGCCGACCCTGATGGAAGGCAGACGCCTTCGTCGTCTTGGGAAGGCGATAATGAAGTCCGGCGACGAGATGGAGAAATCTGGAGGCCTGACGCGCGGTGCGCGCTGGGGTGCCGTCGGTGCTATTGGCGGCGCTGCAGCCGGAGGGCCGGCAGGTGCCTTCGCTGGTGGGTTGGCCGGCATGTACACGGGCGGAGCGCTTGGTGGTGCAGAGCTGGTCGGTCGCACGATCAAGAACTATCGCAAGCTGAAGCGTATGGGTGAAGCCTTCGAGCCAGCCGATATGCTTGAGTTCTATGTCGCTGAACTGGTTGATGCCGGTGCCAGCGACGAGCAAATCCTAGAAGGCAGGCGTCTCAAGGCACTGGGTGCGGCTTACCGTATGGCCAAGCACATTGATATGTTTCCCGCTCACCACGGACTTTACCAGCGCGGTAGACTGCCCCGTTCACTGACCTATGGGTTTACTACGGCTGCTACATCGGCGGCGCTGCACGGTCTCGATCCGACCACTACAGCAATGTCCGGAGCTGCTGGTGCAATCGTTGGTGCGGGTGTAACCGCTGTTAATCGCGCACGCCTGACCCGTAAATGGTACAAGCATTACATGACCGGCGTCAATCCGTACACCGGCAAGCACGAAGAAATCGAGCGCGATCCTGATCTGGACAGCCTCATTGAGGAGTGTCAGGAAGACGAGATCATCGACCTATTGGTTGCTGAAGGTAAGCGTTGGGAACGCTTCAAGAAGTCCGTCAAACACGGCTTTAAGGACACCCATGATGACGAAAGTCGCGAATGGCGATCGGAGCGCCGTGGCGAAAAGTGGGGTGGTCGAGCAGGAATTGCCGCTGGTACCGTCGGTGGCACAGCCCTGGCAATGCATCTACAAAACAAACACGGCGTTTCTTACATACCAGCCGTCGGCGCGGCAACAGCCGTCGCTGGTGCTGGTACCGTTCTAGCTAGCAAAGCTGGTGAATACATTGGCCGAGCAGCTGGACGTACGTCGACTGGCATTCGTAAGATTCACCGCACGGCCAAAGAGTACAGCCGCCTCAAGTCTATCGGCGAGGGCAGGAAGCTCAGCAAGAGCCCGGGCCTCAACGCCAAGAATAGACATCTTAAGGACAGTATCAATATTGGCTCTAACCTTGGCGGTGTTGTCGGCGCTATCGGCGGTGGTGTTGTCGGTGCAAAATATCTGGGCAATCTGACTGGCGGAGCCTTTGGTGGCTCACTGATTGGTGCCGCTGCTGGTGCTGGACTAGGTGCAGGTTATCACAAGGCCGTTTGGGGCGTCAAGAAGGCCATCAAGAAGGTTCGTAGAGCGGTAACCCGCAACGAAGAGTTCACTCCTATCAATGAAATGGAAGCCTATGTCGCCGAGATGATCTGCGACTACGATGCCTCCAACAGAGAAATCTGCGAAGGCGTTATCAGGGCGGTCAAGCGACTGTATAAGGCCAACAAATACGCCAAACAAGACGACGACCAAATTCTACCTAGAACACTGACTCACGCTATGATAGGTGGTGCGGGCGGCGCTGTTGCCGGCAATATCATTGGTGGTACTGCCGGTGCTTTGGCTGGCGGACACATTGCACTTGGCATGCAAGCCGGGCACGCAGTCGGTGGTGCTGCGGGTATGATCGGCGGCGCTGCTGTCGGTGGTGCCAGGACCGCAATCAAACGCATCAAGGGCATTCGCAAGCATTGGCACGGCCTAAAATCGATGGGCGAGGCGTTCGAACCACAAGACGAGTTCGAATCCTACGTCCACGAAATGATTGAGGCCGGGTTCAGCAACCGTGAAATCCACGAAGGCGTTCTCAAACGGCTACGCCAGGCACATGCTGATGCCGCCTACGACGATTCTCCGGGCGAACCCCATTTGAGAGTCAATCGCCGTGGTAAGGTTTCGGCGCACATTCCAGTTGGCCGCGCGTTGTCTTGGGGCACTAGAGCGGCTGCTCTTGGTACCATGGGCGGAGCCGTGGCGGGTGGCGTTGCAGGTACGCGCGCTTTCGGTCCAATGGGCGCTGCACCCGGTGCCTTTGTAGGTGGCGCGGCGGGCGCACTTGCTGCCGGTCCTGTTGGTGCCGTAGCCGGTGCAGCAGTTACAGCTGCCAAGCGCGTCAAGAACACGATCAAACATTATCGACGCCTGAAGCGCGTTGGCGAAAGCCTCGAACCACGCAATGAGGACGAAAAACATCTCTTTGAGATGATCGAGGCTGGTTTCTCAGACCACGAGATCATAAATACTCTCACGGAGGCTGGAACACTCGCAAATTTTTTTAGCGGGCGGAGAGCCAAGGTCAAAGACAAGATGATCGCTCACGGTCATGTAGTCGGTGCTCGCGGCGTAAGAAAATCCCACCGGTGGATGGACGCTGAACGCAAGCGCCAACAGAAAGCCGGTAAGATCGGTAAATGGGACATGGTGACGCCGGATACGTATGATACACCTGAGTACCAGAAATCACTTAGTGGTGTTCGTCGTGCAGACCAATGGCGCGCAAGAGGTTATGGGTTTGGAGTGTTGCCAATGCGCAAAGTAAGTAACTACCTAACAGGCAAGGGGAAGAAATAAATTGGCTTTCAATATCAACAGATTTAAGGCAGACGGCCTCCAGTTCGGCGGTTCTCGTCCTTCGCTATTTGAAGTCATTCTCTCGGCTCCTGGCAGCCTGGGTCAGAACATCCTGCCTCGCGCACGGTTCCTGATCAAAGCGGCCCAGCTGCCGGCTTCTCAGATTGACTACATCGATGTGCCCTACTTCGGTCGCAAGATCAAGCTGGCGGGCGATCGTACCTTCATGGACTGGCAGGTTGTCGTGATGAACGACGAAGACTTCGCTCTCCGTGCAATGTTCGAAGCCTGGAGCAACAAGATCAACACCATCATCTCTAACCGTATGGACGAAGTGGTTGCACCGCTGGCGTACAAGACGGACATGCAGGTGATTCAGTATACCAAGACGGGCGACATTGCTCGTTCCTACAACTTTGCCGGAGCCTTCCCTTACAACATTGACGCCATGCAGCTCGATTGGGATGCAGTCAATACGATCGGTGAGTTCGGTGTGACCTTCGCCTATGACTACTGGGAGCCGCTCGAGCAGCGCTCCGCAGCTCGTCAGAAGCTATATGATGTCTACGATGTACAGCTTCCTGGCGACGGAGCGGCTTCCCGCGACATCCTCGGCTAAACACTTGAGGATTTAAGACTATGGCTATACTGTTTGGCTTCGAGATCAAGAGGCCAAAACAAGAAGAAGAACAAAAGCGCGTCGAGTCGTTCGCTCCCAAATTGGACGATGACGGCGCGCTTATGGTTGCAGCGGGTGGTTCCTATGGAACCTACGTCGACCTCGACGGCACCGTTAAGACCGAAACCGACCTCATCACCAAATACCGCGATATGAGCCTCCATCCGGAGATCGATGCTGGCATTGACGAGATTGTCAATGAGGCCATCGTTGCCGAGGACATTGACGACACCGTTGAGATCATGCTCGACGACGTAGAGATGATCAAGGACAACGAGAAGATCAAAGAGGTCATCACGGCTGAGTTCCGCAAAATCCTCTCCCTGCTCGAGTTCGAGACCAAGAGCTACGACGTGTTCCGCCGTTGGTACATTGACGGTCGCCTCTACTACCATGTCATCATTGATCCGACCATGCCGCTCTCCGGCATCAAGGAGCTGCGCTACCTAGACCCGCGCAAGACCCGTAAGGTCAAGGAAGTTCAGCGTAAGCGCGAGCGCACCAATCCGGCTGCTGCTCCCATCCAGAAGATTGCCGCCGAGTACTACATCTACAACGAATCGGGCCTGGCTCAGAAGCGCCAGAGCTCGGCTGTGCAGACCACCGCTATCAAGATTGCTAAGGATGCCATTGTCCTGGCGACCTCTGGTCTAACCGACCCTACGGGTTCGATGATTCTGAGCTATCTTCACAAGTCGATCAAGGCGCTGAACCAGCTCCGGGCAATGGAAGACGCTGTCGTCATCTATCGTCTGAGCCGTGCTCCTGAACGACGCATCTTCTACATTGACGTTGGTAACCTGCCCAAGATGAAGGCGGAGCAGTACCTGCGCGAGATGATGAACAAACACAAGAACAAGCTGGTCTATGACGCCTCCACCGGTGAGATGCGCGACGACCGCAAGTTTATGACGATGCTGGAAGACTACTGGCTGCCACGCCGTGAAGGCGGCAAGGGCACAGAAATCACCACGCTACCGGCTGGTGAGAACCTGGGCCAGATGGCCGATGTCGAATACTTCCTCAAGAAGCTCTACAAGAGCATGAACGTGCCGATCTCCCGTATGGACCCGGAAAGCGTCTATTCGGTGGGCCGCGCCATGGAAATCACCCGCGACGAGGTCAAGTTCCAGAAGTTCATTGACCGTATCCGTCTCAAGTTCTCTGACCTCTTCACCAAGCTCCTCGAAAAGCAGCTGATCCTGAAGAACATCGTGCTGGCCGAAGACTGGGACAATATGTTCCGGCAGATCAAGTATCGCTTCATCCGCGACAACCACTTCGCGGAGCTGCAAGAGAACGACATGTACACGGCCCGCCACCAGCTGCTGGATATGATGGTTCCCTATGCCGGAGCCTACTACTCCCACGAATGGCTGCGTAAGAACATCATTCGTCAGAGCGAAGAGGACATCGAAGAGATGGATATCCAGATCGCTTCCGAGCAGAATAATCCACAGTACGAGAAGCTGGCCGGGATGAGTCCTGGCGGCGGTATGGGCGGCATGATGGACCCGAGTATGGGTGGCGATCCTAACGCTCCTCCGGGAATGGATGGCGGCGATCCTAACGCGCCTCCTCCGACCGGTGATGATCAGGGCGATCCCCCATCAGAAGGCGCTCCACCAGGCCAAAAGAAGCCTCCGCCTAAATAAGCTGACATCACAAGAGGAAACAACACCCATGAGCGACACCAAAGAACTGATTCTCAGCATCGTACAGGGCAAGGCGCAGAACGCTGCCGATACCTTTGACGACATCATGATTGATCGGCTGCGCGCGCTGGTTGACTCCAAGCGTGATGAGATCAGCATCGATTTCCTCAGCCCTCCGGAAGACCTGGAAGAAGGCAAGCCGTTCTGGCGCACCGGTGTTCTGGGTGGTAAGGACAAGAAGGCCAAGGAGGACAGTGGCTCGGTAGTCAACAAGTTCGACAAGGACGCCAAGTACAGCAAATTGGATGATGGCGATCATGGTAGCGGCGATAGCGCCTCTTCCTGGAAAAAGAAATATACCAAAGAAGAGTTCGATTTCGCAATCGCAACTGGGGAAGAGATCGATGAAGGTTTGATGCGCCGTATTGCTCGCAAGTTCCGTAGTACCGGTAAGCGCATCGGCAACCTTAATAAACATTACTACGACAAACACTTGGAAACTGGCACCGCTAGTTCTTGGCATCGCACTCAAATGACTGCCGCAGCGGGTGCTGCCCCCTCTAAGATGTCTAAGCAAGTTATTCACAAAGCATTTGGTCGCTATCTTGGTGGAAAGAAAGATTCGCCAAATCTCGAAATTTCTTATCATGGTCAACCATATAAGAGACCCAAATAATAATGGCAAAGCTGCTCAAGGACATCATCGGCGAAGTCTACGCGCCTAAGCCGAAAGGCGAACGGCGTTTCGTCGCCAAACACAAGGTGCAGAAGCACAGCAATCGCGTCGGTGATCTCGATCCCAAGGCGCGGGTGAAGATGTACAATCGCGAACTTGAACACGGTTACAATCCTGGCAGCGACGCCAAGGTCTATGAAGAGCTCGACGAGGGCACTCATTCCCTCTGGAGCCGTCTAACTGGCAAGGCGCTACAGCAAACCAAGGAAAAGGCCAGAATCCATGGCGAGCGTATGTCTGCCAAGGGCGAAGAGGGCATGCGCCAAACCGAGAAAATGAAGAAAGTGGGCCAAGAGCTGCGCACTTGGGGTGGTAAGAACCTTCACCTCAAGGGTGGTAAGGCTGGCGAGCTTCACGGTGAACTCAAAAAGAAAGCCGAGGACATAATCGCCGCTGGTTCCAAAGATTGGAGCCGGGCGCTCTATCAGCGATCTCGCAACGATCATTGGGCAACCAATAGTCACGACCTTAAGCGCAAGTCCAAGACCTTTATGCAAGGCCGCGACAAATCCGATGTGGACACGCGCCTAGCACGTATTCGACGCAAGGGATCGATCCACAAATGGGAGTATCCACAGACCGCTGCTAGTAAGAGCATTGCAAGACGCGGCGCGCAAGCTACGAAGGCGCAAAGAGCGGGCAACGCAATTTTCAAAACTGTCGGAAAGCTCAGACAGGGTGCGGCCATCAAGGGCTATTGGGGTCAGCACATGAAGGGCTCAAAAAAAAAGTTGACTGAGCTGGCCAACATGACCCAGATCGGCAACTTCCATCGTGATGCCGAAACGTATGGTGCTCAGGTAACTGCGGGTTCTGCCGAGGCGGCTAAAGCAAACGCCATGGCCACAAAATACTACCTTCTTGCGCGCGACCTCACCGTTCGCTTCGGTCCGGGCCACGAGAAAGTCGTGGACGCAGCTCGTAATGCAGAATTTTGGGATCAACACGCAAGAGACATTGGTAAACAAGTTCAGCCCGCACAAGACAAGGCTTCACAAGCTCAGGTAAGGTTGGACAAAGAAACTGCCGCGCAACAGCAACCTATGGTTGGTGGTAAGCCGGGCAAGCCAAAACCTAAGCCGGGCAAGAGTTCAAGTTCAAAGGGATAATAGATGGCGATCACATACTTCAAGAAGTACAAGGGCACAGTCCTTATCCATTTCAATGCCGCTGGCACCATCATTGTTGCCGGTAATGACTCGGTCTCCAATATCGCCTCTCCAGGCGAAGTGATTGGTGGCGCAACCATTCGACGTGTAGTCCATGGCTGCAACTCAGCCGGGCA